CTTGATAAGCTTCTTCGGCTCCTAAAGCAACGCATCGCCTTTGAAGGTGTAGGTCGTCTGGGTCATCTCGGCGACCAGTTCCGGGATGTTTGGCAACGCTCCGCCGTTCTTCACCCACTCCGCCGTCTTGAACGCCATCTCACTGCGCCGGTTGGCGTAGCGCGGATCGTGGGCCCGTTCGTTGAAGTGGATGCGGATAGGGCTGCGATTCAGGGTCTGAAGCTGGTCCGCCCACCCCGCGCCGAACCCACCGGTGTTGTCGATGAAGCAGGCGTCCACGTCCCAGTCCGCCCAGGTCCGGGCCACCTGCCCGGCGCCCTGGACCGAATTCACGTTCCGCATGACCTTGGGCGGGAAGGCCACCAGGCCCTGGCGCGGGAAGATGATGCTGGAGTCGTCGCCCTCAGCCGCGACGTCGACGCCGAGGATCCTGGGCTGGTTGTCGATGTCGTGCTGCTGGTACTTGCGCGCGAACGCCGCCTCGACGTCCTCCACCCCGAGCAGGGCGTTGAGGTTGGCGCTCGGCCACTCGCCCAGCACCATGACCTTCACGAACGGGCTGTCACGCCCGTAGGTGTCGATCAGCTCCCTGGCCCAGGCCATGTCGATGCGCGGTGAGCGCAGGGGGTTGTCCGGGTCGCCAGTGATCAGGTGCACGTCCCACAGCGACTTCTTGGTGACGCAGGCCTCGTAGAGCGCGCCGTCGAGGCTGGTGGTGTTGCCGGCTTGGACGATGTGCCCTTCCTTGCACGAGGCGAGCGCGGCCTCGGCGCTCAGCAGGATCGGCGTCGGGATCGAACCGGACTCGTCGATAACGAACATGATGTAGTCCGAGTGCAGGCCGGCCAGGGTATTGCCGAGCTGCGTGGTGTCCGCGGTCTTGGCCCAGGTCCGGGCGCTCATCCACCAGGTCGCCGGCGCCTCCTTGGCGAATATCCGTTCGGTCTGCCAGGTGAACATGGCCTTGAGCAATTCGCTTTTATGCTGCCACGCCGCTAGCTCCTTCCACAAACCATCGCGTAAGTTGTCGCCAGAAATAGAAGTCGCTGCGATGTTGGGATGAGGTCTAGTTAGAAGGAAGTTCCAGCATAGCCACGCTAAAACGCAGGTTTTTCCGGGGCCTTTGCTTGCCTTCATCGCCAAGCGCGGCTTGTGCGGAAAAGCGGCTAGGACATTGTCTTGCCAATCATCCGGTGTAACGCCGAATAGCTCGCGCACCATCACCTGCGGCTTCTCGCGCCACTCGGTGAATTTGCCGACGAGGGCCTGGTTCAACGGGGGCTGGGCCATGCACCGAGGAGTGTAGCCTTAGCCGTAGGCGGAAGGAAGCCCAGTTGTAAAAACGACAATGTAGTTATTTATTTGTAATATATTGCAAATAGCGAATTGGATTTTAGAAATAGCTTATAAAATTTCGAGCATCGTATAGTCAGTACTCAAAGCTCAAAAACCCCTCCCCACCCCTCTTACATCTGTGATCTGTCCAGTAAAGCTATGCGCTTATTCCCCAGCGCTCATAGCCCAATGCCCCATCGCTACTTGCAATTACCTGCAAGCGACTAGCGCCTATCCCATCGCTCATCTACGCCCACAGCGCTCATAGCCCATGACTACCAGCCCTAAGCTTGAACGGCGCCCGCCAGTTGAAGTCTGTCTCACGGCCCATGCCAGGCGCGCTGCGCCCGACGCACGCCCCGCAATGCCGGCAGCGCAGGGCGACGAGCCGGGAGGCGTTGGTGTCGCCCGTGAGCTCGACCTGAAGGGCCTCGTGTGCGCACGGAGTCATCAGAGTAGATCCTCGTAAGGGTCAAGGGCCGCGGGCGTGACATTGAGCAGCTGCGGAGTATTGGACTGCGCCGGCAAGGGTTGAGCGGCGTGGATCGAGGCCAGGACTAGGTGCTCAAGGTTGATGGTTACTTGCGTGTCGCCTTGGGACTTGGGCCCGTAGTTCTTGGGATCCCACATGCCGGCCACTCTGAGCCGGGTGTCAATGCGCAGTTTATCGCGCGAGACCGCCACGTGACTGCCAATGGGTTTGCCGTCTTCGTCGTAAAGCACGTCGCGCGACGCATTGTCCGCAATGCTGAGACTTTGTTCCGCCAACGCATCGCAACCTTCAGCCCGCGCGCGGGAAATGCGTTCAGCGAATTCCTTGTCGAGTCGCTTCCACTCATAGACCGTTGAGCGATGCGGCATGTGCACTCGGCGACAAACCTGTTGCAAAGTGAGGCCCGCAGCGAGCCCTTCCAAAAGCTCTTCCTCAATGACAGGCGTTCTGAGCGTCGGGCGGCTGAGAATGCGCTTCTCGCTATCGCTCATTTCATAGCGCGAAAAGCTTTGATTTTCAGTTACTTGCGACCCATCCGCCATAGCTTGTTCTACGCTCGCGCTTTCCTACGCGCAATATCTCGCACCATGGCGCAAAACACCTGTTGCAAAACCTATTTGGTTTTGCTACACATAGCCATCGGCAAGGGAGAAACCGCTATGAGCCACACGTACGATGTCGAATACACAGACACTTTCGGCGGCGAAGCGAACTACGCGTGGGTTCGCCGCCATGTCGTGTCGGTCCCGGAACTCACGCATTACGGTTACGATGGTTCATCGAACTATCGCGCCGCGAACAAAATAGCAGAGCGTGAACTCATGCGCCGCGCCAAGGCCGCTGTCGGCTTGACTGGCGTGCGCGGCGTCAAATCGTCGTTCGGCGACGGCATTGAGTTTCGTCCCTACGGCATGGCTACGGTCATGTTCGTGACGTTCCGCGACTAACCGCCCCAACACTCGCGCCCAGCGCCCAAGGCAGGGAGCCGTTCAAACGGCTGGCCTGCCCTAAGGCGTCAGGAAGACTGCTCAACTTTGGAAAGAACCGAGCAATGAAGCCGTTAAAAATCGGACAGACCGTCGAGATCAGATTCAACGAAGGCGCCGACAACGCTTTTATCCTGATGGGTTTGGTCCTCGCCAACATCGACCACGTCTGCCGCCCGCTCAGCGACATGTGGCGAGTCGAGGTGACGGGGGTAGGTCCGGAACAGGGCGCCCGATTCGGTATTTCCGGCCGCGCTCTGTACCCGCTGGAGACCTAAGCCATGAACCCCATGCTCGAACTCGCCATCCTCTGCGCCATCATCGGCGCCGCTTCGTTCGTCTGGTCGCGCGGCCTCAAGTGAGGCTGGCGACGCTCAATCCAGGAAGGAAATCAAGATGGTCAGTGACCTCCTGTCTCAAGCCGTGTCCGACATCGCCAAGTGCTTGAAGGACCACCCACAGGCCTATGGCGACGCTGAACTGTGGATCATCCAAGGCGCCGTAGCCAACATGGAACACGCGCGGCGTTATCTGGACTTCCCGCCGGACTGCGAAGTCCTTCGACGCGTGGCTGTTGCCAAAATCGCGGAGACTCAACAATGACTCAGCCCTTCCAAGTCATCGAATCCCGCCGCTACGTGCACAAGGACGGCCGCACCGCCTCCATCCACGGCGCGGCGCCGTGGCGCTCCTCGGCCGAAGCCTTGGACTGGCGATCCGAGGTCGTCGGCTGGACCGTCCGCAATCCCTATACCGGAGAGGTCGGCATGGGGCGCCAGCCCTTCGCCACGCGCGAGGAGGCCGAGGCCTTCGCCGCTCGCGTGACGCCATCCCGCATCGGCTATGGAGACTGAGCCATGAGCATCACCTTCAGCCGCATCGATTGGCGCAAAATCCGCAAGGTCGCGCTTTGGGCTATCGTGCTCAACGAACTGCGCGGCTTGATGACCGTCGTTTTGGTGACCCACTTCGCCCTTCATTGGTGGTGACACGCCTTCACCCTCCAAGCCCGGAGCCCCAAGCCATGCGCGACGTCTACCTTCCCGATCCCCTGCCGCCCAGATGGCCAAACCACGGCCAGCTGATCGTCATGCTCCTCGGTTGGCTCGCGGCCGGCGGGGTGCTCGGTTTCCTGGCCGCGGCGCTCAAGGACGGTTGAGACGCGCCTTGGGCTACTCGCCCAGCGCCCTGGCCGTGGAATCGGCCTGGGCGCCCTTCCCTGGGCCGCTGAGCGCCTATCCAGGGCGCCAAGCTGCTCCACCCCCAGATTCATGCGCACGGATCCCTGTCCCATGCCGACATTCGAATTCGACCTTGAGACCTTCACCACCGTCGCGATCGAGGCCTCGACCGAGGAGAAGGCCACTGAGGCCCTGGGCCTGATCCTCGACGCCCTGGGCAGGACGGAATACGTGGTGGGGCCTGGGCGCCGTGTAGCGAGCGATGGCGCGGCGCGCAATCCCGGGGGGCGTCCCGCCGACGTGCGCCGGCAGCTGGGCCGCATGCTCCAGCTTCGCGAGAAGGGCTGGTCGAACGTGAGGATCGCCCGCGAACTGCGCGTGGCCAGGAGCTCCGTGCAAAGGGCTCTGAAGTGGGCGAGGGAGCGGGGGGCTTAGCGCCGGGATGTCGTCGCGGAAGGCCATCCTTACCACCTTACCGCCTTACCACCTACTTTCAACCTTGCTCCAGGAATCACGTATGCCATGTGTATGTGCATATTCGTGCGAATATATTACGTGCGTCCTTCAGACTCCTATGTACCTTTTGATTCTATAAATAAGGGTAAGGTAGTAAGAGTCCTTATAAATCAAGGCTTACCACCTCATTTTATAGGTGGTAAGAGGTGGTAAAAGGTGGTTAGGAGCGCGCTATCCAGAAGCGTTTTGGCCTTCCATCGGCCCACCTGACTGATCGGTCAAAACCTTGAGCTCGTAGCATTTTGCTAATTCGCATTTCTTCGCGTTTTCCGAAATGCGCCATATCCAAGCCAAAAGCGCCCGTCGCGACCGATTCGAGGGTAAATTCCTTACCACCTCGGGCCGATTGGCCCGCCAAGTCGGTCTCATCGAGCCAGGTGGTAAGGCGATCATCCCAGGGATCGGTCACCTTGAATTGCGCGTGTTCGTCCTTCGCCAACCGTTCCGCAACCTCCCAAAGGATGCCCCCCGCACGCCACAGGAACAGGGCTTCGGCCCACAGCTGATCGCGATTCAAGGCTACACCAACAGGGTCCGCTTGGCCGATCACGTGGACGGGCAGCCAGCGCCGCTCGCCAGCGGGATCGGCCAGGATTTCGTCCTCATTAGCCGTGGCCCAGAATACCAGTCGTCGCTTGAATATAATCTTCTTCTCGCGGAACACAGGACGCCACGACTCGAATCGCCGTGTGATCCAGGCCCGGATTGATTCGCTGTCCTTCGAATTCAAACCTCGGAGCTCGGCTAGTTCGGCGACCATCACACCGCGCATCTTCCGCGCCGTATCGTCCTGGTCGATCTTGTCGAGGGATATGTTCTCCTCGAAAGACTCCGGATCCGGTGCAATAGTGGCTATCGCTGTGGACTTCTGCTGTCCTTGCGGTCCAACCAGCACGATAATCATATCGACCTTGCAACCTGGTTCGAGGACGCGGCCGACATGAGCGGTCCAGGCGTAGCGCGCCACGGCACGAGTATAAGGCGTATCGGGAGCGCCCATGTAGTCGGACAGGAACCGCCCTACGCGCTCCACGCCATCCCAAGGCGCCAAGCCTTCCAGCCATCGCACGGCCGAGTCGAACGAGTTACGCTCGGCGACGTGCTGAATAGCGTCGCGCATCGTCTCACGGCCGATGCCGTCGAAGCCCAGACGCTCAAGTCTGTTCCGGATATCGATGGCGTCGAAGTCGCGGAAGGTCTCCCACTTGTCGGCGCCCTCCAAGGCTACCATCGTTTCGTCGCGGAAGGTGTCATAGGCCAATTGGCGTCCGCATTGGTCCGGACGCTCGCAGGCCAGAATGAGGTTGCTCACGATCGCTATCGGTGTACTCACAGCGCCCTTGTCGCGGGTCCTGTAGGCTGGTCGCGCGAGCACCTGATGGCCATTCAAGCCCTTCGGCGCTTCAATCACATCGAAGCCGCTCGCAGTCCATCCCACCGCCGTCAGGAAGGCCTCGCGCCCGCGGTCGTTACAGTGGCCGTGGAAGCACCGGTAATGGCCCTGCTCGTAGCCCCGCGTCCCCCGGATCAGCCAGGCGCTCTCGGTATCGCCGGAGTCCATCGAGTGTTCGGCCTTCCACGGGCATTCGACCAGAAGCATATCTTTCTGCCGCCCGAAGTTCGGCCAGTTCTGCTCCAACCAGTCGGCGACCTCGTCTGTCCCCAGATCCTCTTCGCTCTCCGCCCCGCCCCCGTCCCTCCTGGCCCTTCCCGTGCCCCCGGTGGTCCAACCCCTCTCCTCGATGCCGAATACCATGTCGAGCGTCGCCAGCACCTCGGCCAGGGTCTGGTCGCTCCACACGGGGAACTCTGTCGGCAGGCCGCCGCGCCACGCGTACATCGCTCCATGCTCATGACGCCCGGCTGCGACGAACTGCCTTCCACCGGCCAGGAATTCGATCATGCCGCCGTCGACTTGCAGCACGGTCTTGCTGTAGTTCCCCGGTGTCACAAACGGGATCAACCGTTTGCCGCTGTCGGGCCTGTACCTGAGCGCTCCAACCCCTGCGATGCTCTCTATGCACGCCGCTATGGCCTCGGCCTTGGCCAAGTCCGGCACGTCGATGTCCATCGCCCGCACGCGGCGCGTCTGGATGCACACCCCGTAGTCGGCGACCTTCGACCAGGCCTCGACCTCGCGCTCCGTGGTCTGGCGCTCGGGCCATGCCTGGATCCCCGTCGCGTGGCCGCGCCGGTTGTACCAGCTGGGCGTCTTGCCGATCCGCTTCATCTTGGAGTCGGGACTGATGGTCGCGCCCTGGTTCAGCACGCAGGGCAGGAGCTCGCTCGTCAGGCCGAGCGTCTTTGAGAAGTGGCGCCAAACTGACGGAGACGCGCCCCAGGACATTCCCCCCGATGACATCGACTCAGCCCTTGGCCAGGCGCCAAGCGAACTCGGTGTGTCCTTTGTGCTGCGCTATGGTCAGTTCCAACGGCGTGTCGAAGAACGCCGGCCCGTCGTCCGAGCCGCCCTCGTGGCAGTTCTCACACGTAAAGGTGATGGCGATTCCATCTCGCCGACTGCTGGGGTTGTCGCATCGCTCGCTGCGCACGATGTGATCGGAGAAGCCTGTTTCCGCTACGACGGTCACGCGGGTGTGCTTCGCGTCTTCGTCCCGGTTATAAGCCGTGACGGCGCGCTGGTGGAGGTAGTCGCCGCCGCAGCCGGGACATACGAGGGTGAACGGCCCTGAGATGGAGCCGAGGACGACGGGTTTAGAGGAGACGGTCACAGCTCAAGCCTTTCAGATAAAGCAAGCGCGCCCGTCAAGGCGCGCCGCGGCAGTTGCGTACGGCTACGCTGCGCTTCGCGCAGACCGACTGTCAAGCTTGCGCCCCGGCAGCTCACCGCCTCAGCCCTCCACGCCGTCGAGCACGTCCATCACCGCTTCGATGAAGGTCTGCGCGACCGGGGCGCAAAGAGCGTTCCCGTAGCCTCGGAGCTTCTGAACCCTGTGCTTTTCGCCTCGGGCGAGAGGAAAGGTCACTTCTTCGAGCGCCTGACGGATTTCGGAATCCGATCGGCCGCCCAACCCCATTCGGGAAGCAGTCCCATCAACCAAGCCGAGTGACCACTGTTTAATTGGCCGCCACTTGCCGTCTCGGCAGAAGATCCAGTCGGCGCCTGCCCATCGTCCGCGTACAAGGCCTGTCTCGCCAAGGGCTGACCCTTCGATCCGTAGAGTTCCTGGCTCGACAGTCGCGAACGGTCCGACCGCCAGTCCCTGGTGGTGGTGGTGGTGGTGGTGGCCCAGCTCGACAACATCGCGAAGTCGTCCAGGTTCGATCCATGGCGTTCCTCGCCCATCGCCTGGCCTCCGCCGTGAGTACCGTCGCTCGTCGTCGTCGTCGGCCACGGCCCCGCCGCCGGTCCCTCCTGGCTCCCGTGAGCGTCCGGGAAGCCCCGCTTGTTGGCTCTGGGCGTCGACCACATGGCCAGGTTCAGTCCATGACCCTTGATACCCTTCCCGCAGAGCGCCTCCGTCTTGCGCGAGGAGTCCGTGTTCCCCGCTTCGTTGTTGCCGTTCTGGGCCGGCGTCCCCGCCATCGGCGTCGGCCAGTTCGCCAATGCTGCTGCTGCCGGTAGGCGATCGGAGCCCTGCCCAGGGCCGCCCTTCGGACCGTCCTGCTGGCAGCATGTGGGCCATCCAGTAGAGCCTCTGCCTGATGTGCGGAGCGCCGTGGCCCGCAGCGCAGGTATCGAGTACCCCAACGGCGTAGTCCATGACTTCCAGCGATGCGCGAACAAGGTCGACCCACACCCGTCCGTCCGCGCTCGATACCTGTTCGCCAAGCACGACGTCAGGTCGGCAGTCCCGGACGAGACGCCAAAATTCCGGCCAGAGATGTCGGCTATCGGCAAGCCATGCGTGATCGCATGCGCAGCATATGAAGAAGCCAGTTCGGCTAGGGCACGGGATGAGGATCTGGCTTGAGCAACGAGGACAGGACTTTCTTTTGCCAGCGCTGGAGAACGGCGGGCACGGGCAGCTGGCGGTCCAGAGGGGGCGGTCGTCGGGCCATCCGGCCCAGCGGGCGGCGAGGGACCAAATCCCGATCCCGGCGAAGGCGTGAATCTGAGCAAACCCTTCCAGATCGCGCGGCCGAATGTCCTCGATCGACTGCTCA